ATAGCTCCAGACAGATATTTTTTTGGAACACCTGTCTTTTTGTCTTTTGGAACTCGCCTAAATTTTCTAGTCACTTTTTAGCTTTTTTCTTAGTTGCTGGTTTTGTTTCTTTTTCAGCCTTTGGCTTTGACTCATCATAAGTCTGGACTTTGAATGTATATCCCATTATTTTTTACCTCCCTTCTTTTTTTTCTTCTTTCCTTTTGGTTTCATTGATCCATAGTGTGAAGGCATGACAATAAAAGTAGCTGTTTCTATATTACTTCCTTTTACGTTTCTTAGCTGTTTTCTTTTTGCCTGCTGTAGATAATGCAATGGCAATTGCCTGGGATCTTGATTTGCCTTCTCTCATCAACATTCTAATATTGCCTGTTATTGTTTTTTGTGACTTTCCTTTTTTAATTGGCATCTTTGTATTTATCAGCTAACTCCTTTAATGTTAGCTCTGTTCCATCCTCACGGATAATTTTTTTTAGGGCATTTGTAGCGTTTAGTTGTTTTGTACCTCTTTTAGGACTCATTAAATAATTGAAATATCTTTTCTTTTTACCTAACACTTTGTCCTGTAAATCAGGGTTATCCTTCAACCATGTTGCATAATTTGTATCTTGAGGAACACGGCCTGTTGCACTTGGTCTTGTGTTAGGAAAAGCTCTTGCCAAATCATCATCATCAATAACAGGAACAGTAGTTGATCGGCAGTTAAAATGTTGTGGAGGAACAGGCCCTTGATCATATCTAAACAGTTGACCATCTAATCTTTGACATATAGAACTTGTCTTTGCATCAAGTGTTGCGACATATTGATATCTGCCAGTTATATCTTTGTTTGCTGCATACACCGCCTGACTTGCTGCATTTTGTACCTGATTAACAGTTGTTCTTACAACAGTTGAAATTTGTTTATTTGATAAAAGCATCCCCTCAGAATTTTTTAAGGCAGAGTTCAATGCAATTGCATTTTGTGGTTTAGCGTTGAATCTAAGGTTTGGCCCTTTAAGCCTTCTCACGATCTTTGGTAAAGATTCACCTTCTAAAACACCAAGCCTTATTGCTCTTGACAATCTTGAAGCAGAATCTTCCGCAATACCTCTAAATGATTTTTTTACATTTTTGCCGTTTGGTAACGATATTTCTGATCCTCTTTTTGCCGTCAATGCAAACTGAGCAGATCTAAACACACCGTCTTTGTCTCTTAATCGAATAGTTAAAGCAGTCGGATCTTTCGTGACAATAGATTTTGCAAAGTCAGGTGAGACAGCAACTGTGTTTACCTGGAACTCTCCTTTTGGTAAAACTCTTTGAAGTTGATCTTGTACAAAACCAACTTGAAATTCTGCTAAGTTTTGCAATTCATCAATCATATAAGCTGCACTTTCATTTTCCCATCCTTTTAAGCTATCAACCATTTGAGCCAATATTGATCGAAGCCTTGCAGTTGTAGTTGGACTGTTGCCCTCAAGATCTCTTATCTTTCGTAAAACATCTAAAATTACCTCATTAAACTGACTAGCAATTTGAAACTGAACTTTATTACTGTATCTGTTCAGATCAATCGCTTCACGATAGAAAGCCTCTGGAACTGCCATTTATTATGATTCATCAGTTTGGGTTGGGGCTTCCATTTCGATCAATCCACCAGATTGTGTTGCCTCTACTTCTTCCTCCACATCAAAATCATCACCAAGAATCTCACCACTGCTTAACTGTCTCAGTAATGTTTCTTGGCTGATAGTGCCAGCAGTAAATAATGCAAGTAATGATTGTATCTCCTGTGGTTGTAATCTTGCAGTTACAAAATCTCTATTAACAAAAGAACTGCCAGCATTTGGTTCATTTAGATATTCACTATGAAACTTGAGGCAGTTATCAATCAAGTCTTGCATCTGTTGGGCAATGACCATCATTGTGCTGTCATTTTGTGAACGGTCTATTCGCTTGGCCTCCGCTGACTCTCCTACTAATTTTTGACCCAGTACCGCAGCTAATGACAATGTATTTATTTGATCTGCAATATCTTTCAATCTTGTAAACTGACTGTCGTAGCTGTCACCCGATGGGCTGACATATTCCATCCTTGATTCAGGTGGTAATGATAGTGCCTCATTAGGGCCTGTTGTTATCTCATCTGCATTTGGATAGCCAAAAACCGCAAGCAATGGAACAGAACTTATATGCAGAATATTATCAAGGTCACTCTGTATCTGATAATGCTTGAGGTTTAGTTCTGCAATGTCATACAAAGGACTACGGCTTTCGTAATATCCAACCCTGTTTGAATATGCAACAGAAAAAGGAATCTTATCTTTTATGCTCATCTCTCCTTCATCATGTAATTTATATTCACCCTTATTATTTTTTCTGTGGATTTCATATCGCCCAGGTTCTAATACTCTGATCTGTTTTACAATCTTTTCTCCATATTTTCCATCAGACTCAACAACCTGTTCCATCAATCGCAGTTGAGTTAACTTTCTTACACCATCAACAATCTCTGTCCTCCAACCAAGAATATCTTTTGGCGCATAGGTAACCCAATATGGCCTTGCCTTTTCTCCATCTTTCGGGGCATCAACTAAAACCCCGACATGGCCAAAAGAAATCGCAACTCTAGCTGTTTGATATAACCAGACATTAAGATCATTACCTTCAAGGTCTACATCAAATAACTGCTCTCTAACTAAATCAGATACATCATCAAGTCTGATAGGTTTTCTGACTAGCATACCGCTTAACATCTTCTCGATTCGTTGGAGGTATGGCACTACAGTTGACCTGCTGAGTCTGACATCATAACTATCGTCCGTCTCGCGACTTTCTTGCGGCAAATATTTTCTATGTTCACTACGGATTTTGTATGTTCCCTCTTTTAAATCTTCAACCAAACCCCAGAAATTAGCCATTCTCTGATACGCAGCATTAGGACTTGCAACCGTTGTGGGAGCTAGTGTTACAGGCTGATTGTAAATATTCAGAGAGCTATACACGGTTTTTCCTCATAGTACCATTACTTTTAATATATTCTAAT